ACTGAAGAATCAGAAATTCTTGCTGATATAGATTTTGAAAAGTCAATGACAGAAATCTATATGGAAGAGATTCTAGGTAGTGACAGTTTTTAAAGTGGCACATAGGGGGTTTACTTCGCACCCCCTAACCACTATAATAATAATGTAAACACAATTCAATTGAACTTTTTATCATGACACAGAAAGAAATCTTTCAAACCGCACGCAACGTATTAGTCGGTAACTGCCCAGAGGGTCAACCTTATAAGGCATCAAGAAGAGTGCTACAAACAGCAGCACGTCAGACAGGCAGAAATGCCGAGCAAGTATATAAGGCATCTACAATGCGTCTTGCACTATGGGCAACTAAAGGCAAGTCAGCAATTTAAGATTCTCTTAATAAAGGGGGGGTTACTATAGACCCCCCTTATGCTATAATTCAAATATACCAAACTCGCATTAAAAACCGCCATGTCTTACGCACAATCAAGTTTTAATCTCTCAGACATACCTACACAATATAATGGGTGGTCAGATTGGACAACTTGGAATGTTGCTCTCTGGATAAACAACGACAGTTGTTTTAATAGCATTGCTAAAGAATGCGAAACATATAATGAATTTCTATATGAAATGCAATATATGATAGGGTCATTCTTTACACCTGATGGAGCAGATTGGGGGGAAGCAAATCTAACAGAATGCGACAACCTAATTAAAGAAATAAGAGAGGGTTAACCTCTCTTTTTTTATTATTAACTATTGTTACATACCTCGCACTGCGTTACCATATGGTATATAATAATAGTATAAACAAATTTGAATTTTAAATTATGAACTCATATGCAATCGAAGTTAATAACAGAATCCTAGAGTGGAGAGATTCTCTCGACGAGTGTTGGGATATATGCTACGACCTCGCCCAAGAATTTGGTCACGCTGAAGTGGTCGCCTATTCTCTAAACGGTACACGTGTACTATACGGAGAATACACCGACAGGGACTAGCACCCAATTCGCACTAATCCCGATTTCGCCCGATTTCGGGGGTTTGGCCGTGCGATTAAAATGCAAAGGTACCATCTAACCTACAAAAGTATCCCAACGAGTGAGAAAAATTTCCCAGAGAAAAATTCCCAGAAATGGAAAATTCTATATAAAGAAAAATTCACAGGATAAATTTCATGCATGAAGATGAACTTGAAGAAAAGAAACCTATAGAGTATAATAGGTTCATTGATAAGTTTATATTAGAAGCACCCAATGGCGAAACGTATTACTTTAGAGATTACGAAGGAGCAGAAGATTTCTTTTTATTAAACTTCGATGTTAGTGAGAATGAAGATTTAGCATTAATGTAATGAACGACGTTACAGGACATTTTGAAATATTAGTGGATGGTGACTTAAAGACCTATAATCGTATAGGTGACATACCCCTAATAATAGATAATGTTATAAAGTTTCAACCAGATATACCTGATGGTCCTCATACAGAAGACCAACATGCTGAGTATGCTAAGTATTCTTGGTATCTTCAGCAGATAATGGGTAGAGAAACACAATGACTGTCAGTATAACATGTTCACCACAAGGTGATAGTACTACTCAGTTCGCTGAGAAGGAAAGACCAGATTATACTTTAAATCATTCTGTTTCTGCTAGTACCAGTGATGAAGATGATGAAGTTACAAGTGTTACCTGTACTGCAGTAACATATTCTTATTATAATGCATCTGATTCAGTAGTAGGTGGAGCAACTGACTTAACAAGTACGTTGACAATTACACCTGGTACTACTAGCGTTAATATCTCAGGAACTTTTGATGATCCGTTTTCCGATAGTTTTACTTACGTAGAGAAGGGTGGTACTAATTTAGTAGACACTCCCACTACAATTATTGGTGTATCTAATATGCCAGCAAACAAGGAATACTATCTTCTCGACCAAGACACTCGTAATTACGTTATTGTAACGTTTACGATACAAGTGGTAGTTACTACTACTATTGGAGGAGCAACCAGTACAGTTACTAAAACTGCTACCTTGCAAGTTAATAATGAATGGGAAGGAATACGATCATTTGTAGATACCTATTATGATTAATGACCTTTTACGCCAAACCCCAATTTTTACCGTTCGACCCATGGTTTTTAGATATGCCCAAAGACATTAAACATTTAGTAGAAGAACCCCAAGATGTACCAGTTACTTTACATGAGACCATGTATAGAACAGCAAGGTTACATCAAGACATTAAAAAAGCGATAGATAATATAGATAGTGGAGGATCTGAAGAATGCCAGCAGTTACGAGAGTAGGAGACAGTGAAGTATCTCATTGCTCAGGTATGGTACGAGCCAGTGGTTCTGGTAATGTATTTGCTAATGGCATCTCAGTGAGTAGACAAGGAGATAAAAACACAACCCATAAGTTCCCTGTAGGAGATAAATGTCCTGCACATTCTACTGCTATAAGTAGTGGAAGTTCTACGGTCTTTGTAAATGGCAAAGGATGTGGTAGAATAGGGGACCCAACTTGTACATCTGTGTCAGGAGGGAGTAGTTCCGTATTTGCAGGAGGTTAAAATGTCAGGAGATTACGAAACACACAACGATAACCAACCAAACATTACCTACACACCAGTAGCAACGTATCACATTTATTTAAATGAAAGGTGCCTATTTAAGAATTTGAATCAAGATGAATTCGATCTTATATGGGATAAGATATATCGTTCTTACTTTAGAGATGAACTTACGTATGCTGAGTGTATAGAAGATACATGTTTAGTAGGTTTAACGGAGGAACATAGTTATTAATTATGAAACCCCAAGTTATTGATGGTTTTCTTGATCAACATTCATTAGAGGCAATAAAAGAAACTTTACGTTATCCAGAATTCTGGACGTATTGCCCAAATAAGGTAATTAAGGGGAATGAGGACTTTCGAGACCACATGTTTATCCATGACTACTATACTTTAGGTAGAAAACAGTCGAAATACTTCGATTTAGTAGTTCCTGTGTTTAAAAAACTTCTCCCTCTGGGAATTTATCGTGTAAAAGCTAATTTAGAGACCTTTGCGGGTGAAAAACCCTTTAAAAGTGAGTTTCATTGGGATTTTGTGAGTGATTATGGAAAAAATCCCGCAAAAAACCTCGAAACAGCGATATTTTATGTAAATTCATGTAATGGATACACCGAATTTGAGGATGGAACCATTGTTCATAGCGTAGAAAACCGATTAGTACGCTTTTCTGGTGATATTAAGCACAGGGGAGTTGCTCATACTGACTCTAGATGTCGTCATGTGATCAATTTTGGATATATTATGCCTGAGCTTGACAAATCTAGGAGCATTTGATATACTATATTCGTGCCTGATCAGCACATTGGGAGTGACTGAATAAACTTACTGGCATTTTGCTGGTTAAGGTGATGAGACACAGGTGGTGCTGCACCGAAAGGTGAATCGACTTACCAGTCGGGTCTCAGGCAGAGTGAAAATTACTACTGTAGTAATGCCTCGCTCTTGTTGGTATACAGGAATCCAACCTCCCTCCTACAACCACAACGAAAATATCTTCTTTTAATCGACATATGGCAGTACGTACAAAAATGGGTGGATTTGGAACTACTATAGCAGTAGAAAAGAATCCAAAAAAGACCAGTCAAGGCACAAGTAAAAACACAAAATATAGTGCAACTTCAAGAAACAAAGCAAAGAAAAAGTATCGAGGACAAGGAAGATGAAACAGGGGGTCGAAAGACCCTCTTTTTTTATGCTTATAGATAGTATTATCGTATAATAATGAAAAAATGACAATCAGAGTCGATAAAAGTGAAGAATTTGTCAAATCTGGCAGAAAATTGATTAGTGAATACCCTTCTAGACCCTCTTCAGAGAAAAAAGAAGACAAATCTGAAAAAGCTTGATATATAAAAGGTAAAGTCCTGATAAAATGGCAACCGTATCGAAGAAATTTGTCGATTTAAACCCTAATTTTGATAAAAATCCTCTTACTAAGGATTTACCACTGCTAAAAAACGCTGAAGCGATCAAATTTGCAGTAAAAAACATCGTAATGACAGTTAGAGGTGATAGAGCATTTCGTCCATTTTTCGGAAGTACTGTTTCTAATTCATTATTTGAACCTTTTAACTTTGCAACATCAGACGATATTCAGATTTCTATAGAAGATGCCTTAAAAGCATATGAACCAAGGGTTAAAGTGATTACAGTTGATGTCGAAGATGATATTGATAGTGGTTCATTATCAATAACAATCTACTATAAGATAATCGGCATACCTTTGGATAGACAAAAACTTAACCTAGTACTAGAAAGAGTATAATGGCATTCAATCAAGTAACCAATCTCGACTTTGAAGATGTAAAAAGAAGCTTGAAGAACTTCATGCGTTCTTCTGATACATTTAGTGATTATAACTTCGAGGGATCGGTATTATCACAGTTATTGGATGTATTATCCTATAACACCTATTACAGTGCCTTAAACGCCAACCTGGTGGCGAATGAGGTCTTTTTTGATAGTGCATCCATAAGAGAGAATGTAGTATCACTTGCTAAGTTAGTTGGATATACCCCAAGGTCTGCAAAAGCAGCAAAAGCAACCATTACAATGGATTTCTTGGTTACTCCTTCTCAGCAATCATTAACCATTAAGAAAGGTACTGCATTTATAGGTCAAAATGGAGAAGGAACCTTTGTATTCAGTGTTTTAGCAGATACTACAAGAGAAGCATACGTTGATGGTAATGGAATTCGTCGTGTCACCTTTACAGACATTGACATTTATCAGGGAAACCTCTTAAATCTCTCCTATACAGTAGATACAACTACAAAACAGTCATTTATCATCCCTAGTGCCAATGCAGACGTTGATCTGTTAAAGGTTATTGTTGACCAATGGGATAATGCAGTACCTTTATCATATAAACCTGTAAAAGACATTACTGAGATATCTGCAACTGATAGAATCTACTTTGTACAAGAGAATAAGAGTGAACAGTTTGAGATTATATTTGGAGATGGTGTATTTGGTCGTAAGGTATATAACGGAGATGTTATTGCCATAGAGTACTTGGATACTAATATGGATGAAGGAAATGAGTGTTCGAGCTTTGAGTTTGTAGGAACTATTATAAGTGGCTCTACTATAATTACAGAACTTACACCAACTATCACAGTTACGACTAATTCTGTAGGTGGTTCAAAGCCAGAAGACGTAACTTCTATCAAGTATTTGGCTCCAAGATACTATTCTTCCCAAAGAAGAGCTGTTACAGTACGGGATTATGAGACCTTAGTTGCAGAATTATATCCAAACTTACAATCTCTATCTGTTTATGGAGGAGAAGAAGCAAATCCACCGCAATATGGAAAAGTATATATTGTAGCAAAACCTAACGGTGCAGAATCACTTACAACCACTGCTAAAAAGGAATTACAAAAGGCAATTAGAAAATACACCATATTAAGTGTTATACCTGAGATATCAGACCCTTCTTTCTTATATCTGGAGATAAGTTCCTTTGTATACTTCGATAATAACAGAACAAGGAGAAAACCAGCTGATATTGAGAATGTTGTACGTTCAACTATCCAAAACTTCGGTAATACTGCAGATTTAGAGAGATTTAACGGTAAATTTAAGTATTCTAAGCTGGTTGGTTTAATTGATGCTGCAGATGTTGGTATAACATCTAATATTACACGTATTAGGATGAAAAAGAACATTGAAGCACTGACTAATGTGTTTGCATCTTATAAAGTGTGTTATGGTAACGTAATTTCACAAAATACTGACCTTATATCCACTGGATTTAAACTAACAGGTGAAAATCAAGAGTATATTTGGTATTTGGAGAAATTTGGCACTAGTGATATTGCCATTTATCGTATAGATGGAAGTGAGAAGAAATATTATAGTCAAAACATCGGAACTATTGATTATTCGATGGGTGAAATAAATATTAATGGTATTAATATAAGCTCTACTGTAGGAAGTACTCCATACATCTCTGTATCATTAGTTCCTGCCTCGAATGATATTATTGCCTTGAGAGATCTCTATTTAACTATAGCAGATTCAGATATTACAGTTACAACAGTTCTAGACGAAATTTCATCTTCATCTAGAACATCAGGAGTAGGTCAAACACCAGTTTCTAGCTAATGTTCAATTCTTTACAAGTATCGAATGCCATTGAACAGCAGGTTCCAGATTATCTGTCCAATGAGTATCCAAATTTCATTAATTTCTTTAAGGACTATTATAGGTTCTTAGAAACTAATGGAAATGCACTTGATTTACTAAATGGACTTACAGAACTTGTTGATATTGATACTTACACTGAAGCTGATGCACAAGCGACCCTAGACGGTGCTATAACCGCCTCAGACACGTCTATTACAGTTTTAGGGCATGTTGACTTCCCCTTAAATAACGGACTGCTTAAAATTGATTCTGAGGTCATCTTTTATAAGAGATTAGAGCATACAGCAGACAATAAAACTAATTTTAACGAATGTAGTAGAGGATGGACATATAATACCTTAACTGTCACTGATGGATTTACTCCAAACGTTGTAACAGTCGCTGCTGACCATGCAGATTCTTCTATTGTCAATAATCAGTCATATAATTACATTCTATACTTTCTAGAACAAATTAGAGAGCAATATTTAATAGATTTTCCATCAAACGTCTTAGTTGATAATTTAGACCTTGTAAATGTTGATTTCCTTCTAAAAAGAGCAAAAGATTTCTATCTTTCTAAAGGAACACCTCAAGGTATTGATTATTACTTCAAATTCCTTTTTCAAGAAAAACCAGAACTTAAAAATTACAATGAATCGTTAATTGACGCTTCAAATGCAACTTATCAGAGTAAAGAGATTGTTAGGATTGAATCTTTGGATAATTACGATCCAAGATCTCTTGATGGTGATTCATTTATGCAAGGGGGTAATGAATTTCCAATTCAGACCGTAGAAAACGTCTTTTCTTCTTCAAGTCAAGTATATGAGGTTGAATTATCAAATGGAGCACTTTTAAACCCAACAAGATTTACAAAAATCACTTCAACACTAATTGACGACAAATTATTTGTAGATTCTACTTATGAGTTTCCAGAAACGGGATATTTGCGTATTGGTGAGATTTTAGTAGAGTATACGGGAAAAACTCTAAATTATTTTAAAGTTAAGAACTTTAATACTACAAGATATAAGATTGGTGAAACAATTTACGATTCTGCATCTTTAGCAACTGTAAAAGGTAGACCAGCTGTATTTTTCGTAATATATGCAGGTGTTGCTGGATTTACTATAGATTCTACTCTTACTTCATATCAAGTTGGAGATATTGGTCAAGTATCAGATATTATTGAAGTAGATGATAGAATTATTAATAGTTGGGATTTTAATGACACTATACCATGTACAACTAGAAGAGGATTCTTAACAGGGATTAATACTGTTTGGTATGAAGATAATTCAACATATGTTTATACATCTAGTATTCCTGACTATAACTTCTTTAGAGATCCACAAAATGATGCAGATCTTATACCATCTGAGGTTTTTCTTGAAGATGGAAAGTATATTAGACAATTCCCTAGAACATTCCAACGTAGTCCAGAAGGAAGTAAAGAAACTATACCAACAAACGAACCTGTAGGATTTTTAATAGATGGAACTGCTATTCTTAGTTGGAAGAGTGCTACAACAATAACAAGGGGTAAAATAGAGAGTATTGGTATAGAATCTGGTGGAACTCATTATAATGTTAATAATCCACCTAGAATGGTTATTGATGTACCTAGAGATGAGGATGGAACAGATCTTTCATTAGCACCTACATCAGGAGCAACTGGGTTTGAAGGAGAACGTGCTACAGCAGAGTTGGTTGTAGATGGATCATTAAAAGAGGTTTATATTGAAAAGGGTGGTTTAGGTTATCCTAATAACATTAGTATTGATATTATTAAAGATCCTACTGATACTGAGTATACAGGTTTTGATTTTTCACCAGCTTTAGTACAACCAATCGTAGTTGGTGGAGCAATTACAAAAATAAGAATTTTAGATGCTGGAAAGGGTTATACTAAGCAACCTACTATAAGAGTTACCCCAATAATGAATCAACAAGCTGGTGTAGTTGAAAATGCTATATTAAGTGCTTTTGTAACAGGTTCTATTAGAAAAGTCAATATTACAAATCCAGGTAAGAGATATAAACTAGATCCTACTTACGAATTAGTAAAAGGTAGTAGTGCTACTGGATTCGTAACTGTATCTAATGGTAAAATTATACAAGCAACAGTTATCAATGGTGGAAACGAATATAATAGTCCTCCAATGATAACAATTAGTGATAATGCTGGTACTGGAAGTGGTGCTGTTATTGTACCTACCATGAG